GTTCAACCAAATTGACAAACTGTGCTCTTGTGAATTGGTCGTTAAATTCGAACAATGAAGAACGTGCAGCCTTAGCAATGGATTTCTCCAACACGATGAACAAGCGGCGAACATTGATGCGGTCAAACACAGATGGTTTGCTCAACATGGTCTTGTCACCGAATAGAACAGTACCTTCACCTTGGAATGTAACAACTGGGTTAACACCTTTAACATAAAGGTTATCACGTTCAGCTTTAGTTGGATTCCAAGCAAGTTTTACAACATTCTTGATTACACCACGATTGAAACCACCAGGTGAGAACCATGGATCACGTTCAATATCTGTACGAGCACAAGTACCAGCAACGTCAGCATTCAATGGAATCCAACGATACACATCATTGTACTTGTCGAATTGATATTTGTAACCACAATCGAGAACAGAATATGAAGATGAAGTCAATGAATCACGGTATGAAATAACTGCGGTAGATTCAGAACCAAGGTTATCAACAACAGATGTTTTAGTTGGAGACAAGAATACCAAACAGTCTTTACGAACTTCGGCAATATTGGAGATTAAGTGGCCAGCAACTGTTGCATTACCTGGACCAGAAACAATCAATGAGATATCGACAGCATCAGGGTTAGCAAATAAACTGTAAGCAGTATTAATTGCGCCAGCTGTGATTGTACCATCTGCACCACCACCTAATGAGCGATAAGTAGGATTTCTTTGGCCATTAGCTGCATCATATGTTGTTCCTGCCGCAGCAGTACCCCAACCAGAACTGCCAGAAGCATGAGCAGTCCACCATACATAGCGTGAGCGTTGATTCAATACGTTAACATAGTAGTTTGTAGAACCATCACCAAACTTAGCATCAGATGCTTTAGAAACGAATGCAAATTTTTCAAGAACTGTGTTAGCAACACCATTAGAGAATTGGCCATCTTCGTCAACAACAATAATGTGCATCTCATCACCAGAACCGCCAGCAGCAGTTGCGTAATCAGAAGTACCTGGTGCAACACCAAATGTATCAGCATATTGCCATTTACGTAGAACTGGAACACCAGCAGCTACAACACCTGGTGCAGATGCAACAATAATTGCAGTAGCATTAACAGATGCAACACGGATGTAAGATGTACCACCGTCAAAAGAAACTAAATCACCAGACTGCAAGTTAGCTGCAGCATTGGCATTACCACTAATATTGATAGTAGTTTCACCAGACCCAACAGCATTAGCTCTAAGAGAATCGGTAACAGTTAAGTTGGATGAGAAAGCAGCAGATGAAGCGCAGATAGAAACACGCAAAGTGTTACCAAGAGCACCAGCGTATTTTGCAGTAACAACACCACGACCTGTATCGGAAGTAGAATAGTTATCAAGATAGTCATCTTGGTTTTTAATCAACACGCCTGTACCGTTAGCGGTAGCATTCAATGTTGTAGTAGTATTAGCTGCACGAACTACTTTGAGGTTGTTAGAATATGCAAGAAAGTTTGCGGCTGAGAACCAGTATTCATAATTTACAGAGTCAGGTTTACCGAAACGGTCGACAAGGCGAACCTCGTCAGAAACGGTAATGACTTCACCAACTGGACCCCAAGCGAACTGTCCAGCAAAAGCGCCAATTGAAGTGGCAACGGAAGGGACGATTGTAGTCAGGTCAATTTCTGATACATTTACCCCAGGTGATAGCTGAAATGCCATGGATTTCTCCTTATTGTTATTGGGTCAATTATATTTATAATTAATACTCTATTTAGTTTTTTAGAATCTTGAGGATAGATAGCCTCTTTCAGACCACACATCGCCGCTGTCCACTAGGACTTCTTCACGGCGACCATCATCTATGATTCCAACTGGTGCCAAGTCTTCTTCTACAAGCATATTTTGTTCTTCCAACATGTATCTACGGATATCAATGTTAGTAGCTTCTTTGAAATATGATTGTGCCGCCAACCAAGCGAACAACACCAGACCCATGGCCAAATCATCATTATTACCTTCTTCTGCCTGATAACTATCTCTGACTCTAACGAATGTATTTAATTCAGCAATCGTATCAAAGTCATTGACAATCAACTTGTCGTTTTCAATCAAAGTTTTTAAGTTGGCACAACCAATCTTTTTAACAGATTTAGTTGTTTTAATACCGAAAGAAGTAGAGCGTTTGAAACCACCAGAAATGGCCTGACCTTTAATGTGGTGGTGTTCTAACTTATAGATGTTTTCATATTCCAAATCATAATGGAGAATGTCAACAACCTGTTGTCCCACATTGTTAGTCTCAATCAAAGCATATGCCTCATTGTATCTTTTACAGATGGAGTATATGATAGTTGGAAAGAATAACAATGGTAGTTTATTGTTGCGATACTTGGCAACCTGTCTATAAGGCACCTGTGTCACATCAATGATATTTATAGTGGAGTAATCTTGCTCAACGCCTTCCGAACAGTCAACTGTACCGATGTACATGTGGCCTGGTTGTGGCATCTCATACATGTCCAATCCTTCTTCTGCAAAGATTGGATTAAAGAATGCCATTGAGCGTAGTTTAGAACCAGAAATCAGAGTGGCGGATGAACCAATAAACTCTGTCTCAAACTCTTGTCTGAATTGTTCTTCTGAGGTGTTACGGACTGTTTCTTCTTTCCATGCCGCATCACGGCCTGGCACTTGTGACCAGTGGACTTCAAGTGGTTTGTAGGTAGAACGACCTTCTTCGGCATCCACCCACATCTTATAGAAGTGGTTCAGACCATAAGGAGTAGAAACAATAATAACTTTGGTGGTTTTACCAGATGAAATCACAGGGTATGTAGATGTGAAGAACTCATCTGCCATATTTTTAGGAACGAAAGCGAATTCGTCCAAGAAAATCAAGTTATAAGAACCACCTCGAACACCAGCTGCTGATGTTGCAAAGGCACCAATCTTAGATTTGTTTTCTAACTCAATGTTACCTTTGTTCCATGTAATGATACCTTGTTGCAACCACAATGGCAAATATTCATAGGCATATTGTACACGGCTTAAAATGTCACGAGCAAGAGATCCTTTGTTGGCTAGAATAGCAATACTGTAGTCATCTTGGAACAATACAGACCAAAGCATATAACCAACTGTCGTGGTTGTTTTACCAACCTGTCGAGGCATCTTTGCAATACAAAAACGATTGTTGTGAAATGTTCTGACCATGTCCTCTTGGAACGGCCACATTTCAAAGGGTACTAAACCATGGTCTACGTTAACAATCTTAACATAGGTTCTAATGAAGTAGACCGGGTCTTCAGTACATTTTATAATTTCGGCAACTTGTTCCTCAGTATAGGACAGTTCAACGCCTGTCCTTTTGAGGTTTGCATTACCTAGGTAACCACCTGCATCCATAATTATTTAACGATACTACGAAGCATCCATGATTTTTTCTGATGAGCACCTAATAGGTCTTGCAAGAAGTTGCCAACGGCAGGTTCACCAGCTTGTTCTGCTAAAATAATACCAGCACGAAGTTGCATAATATATTTGTCATTATCATTTTTTAAAGTAATCATCATTGTCAATGCATCAGGTACAGTTGTTGCTTCATCAACAGCGGACAACTCCATAAATCTACTAAATGAACCTGGTGCATATGAATCCAAATATCTTATGTGCTCTGCAATTGGATCGTTTTGTAAAAATACGTCATTATAAAAATTGTTTAAAAAATCATGATATTGAGGAAAATTATTACCCTCAATATTCCAATGGTAATTGTGAGACTTTAGATAAAGACCAAAGTTAGTGCCTAGAATAACTTTTAGTTGTTGAATTAATTGTTCCATAGTATCCTTATTTATTGTTCTTTAAAAACTTGACCAGTTCTGTGGTTGAACCAACAAACACGGCTTTATCAACATTGATATCACCACTTCTTTGTGATTGTGGTGCCAAATCTCTTTTACGCTTTTGGATTTCCATCAAGTCTTTGTTTAAATCTGACAAGTTTTTAATTAGATTGGCTGCAACTTCATATGCTCTTGGATGTTCAGATTCTTTTGCTACGTGTAAGATGCCGTCAACAGCAAGGTTACCTTTTTCAATTAAGGTACGAATGTTATCACGGGCAAAATCTGCATCATCATCAACCTTGGTAACCGGTGTTGCAGGAAGAAGCTCTGTCGAACCAATCGGTTCAACATCTAAAACTTCAGAAAGAGTTGCGTTCAATTTGTTCATGTTAATGTATTAGGCCATTCAGTAATAGTATCGGTAAATCCATATTGGTCATCAGCAGCAGAATTGAGTGGGTTTGCTTGTACTACAACTTTAGAAGCCAATACTAAAGAGTTTTCAGTAGCTGTTACTTTATATTTAGCTTGCGAATAGTCGCCAGTAACCACATCATTTGCAGAAACAAGTTTACTCAAATCACTCAACACCAAAATACCACTGGATGTGTTGCTGAAATAAACAACTTTGCCAGTAATGTCTTTGTCTTCAACACGGATGGTTTCACCTGTGGTAAACACATTGTTACCAGTTGCAAAGTTTACATAAACTTTTTGTGAATCACGCACATTTGTGTCAATGAAAATATTTGATTTAGCAAAACCATATGCAGCTGCTGATGTACTATATGTACCAATTAAACCTTGAGCTGTATTGGACTTAACTGGAGGCCAAATATAACCTTTGAGTGTGAATGTCAGGTCCCATATAATCAAACGAGTGGTTGATGTTTCACCTTCATAGTCAATATTTGTTGATACAGATTCCAATTTGATAGGCAAATCATATTTTTGGCTTAGCGATGGAATAAAATTAACACTCACAGTAAAATCAGGTGTAAAGAATGGTAAAATTTGTTCAATAATTTGAGTACCATCTTCAGTATTTCTTACATAGATTGACAATGAAAAATCAAAGTCATATGGTACAGGTGCAAATTGTGTCACTAAACTATTATTTGAATCTAGACCAAAGTTTCGAATAGTAGACATTTTTTTTCTACTAGGGTCATATGTCATACCTGTCATTTCAAAAGAAATTCTAGGCACAAGAGTTGATATAGATTTTGTTAAATCAGGATCACTAGTGATGCGAGTTAGGTATTTTTCTTTTGGTCCGTATGACAACGGCACTTTAAAAATTTGTCCTGCTTTATTAACATCTTTGTTATAACGAACAACTTGAATATCGTTAAACAAGGAGCCAAACGCCACTACCAATTTGCGAATGGTTCTATTGTAAAAGTGTGGTTGACCTAGCATATTTAATCAGTACCAAATGGGTTTGTTTCTGTCCAGTCCATAATGCCATCGGACTCTGCCTCAATTCTAGCATTATCAACAATGTCTTCAAAGGCAGTATTCATACTTGCAGTATCTGAAATAGTATTAATAATCCAGTTTGAAGAACTTGTATTACCACGTACATTACCAGATACAAATGTTCCTTGTGTGCGAATTATATTGATGTGCGAATTCGGAGTAAATGTATAAACGATAGCTTGTGCAGTTGCATTAGCCAAACTGGTGCCTTGATAAACAATTTCATCATTTACAAAAGTACCACTACCACTAATCAATGAAATCCGTGTTCTTGGATATACATCTCTAATTTGGTTATCAATTTCTGTAATACCTGTAGATATTAATTCATTGGAGAATACAAGCTGTTTCAATTTTAATGCATACACATAGACATTGGCACCACGACCACGGCCTAATGTATAGAACATTGCTTGGTCGTTTTCGTGTTCTACGAAACTAATTTCAAAAAAGTTTTGAACCAATGGTATATAAATCAAATCACCTTCGTTAGGCCTTTTCTGTGGCACAGTTGCGGCAAATCTTCTGCGAGAGACAAGTAGTGTTATCTCATCACGAATTTCTAAACCAAACTTGGAGATAAAATCTCCTTCACCATCCATACCAGTTACATTTTCCAAATACAGTTCAATTGGATATGCGGCAGTATATTGTTTATTTGAATCTTCACCATAGATATAGTCAACCTCATCTCCACTAGACCTAGGGAGATAGTAAACATCCATGCCATTAATTTTTAAGGCTTCAATCAACAAATCTTCAACGAGCAGTTGCTCGGAAGTTATCTGATTAAGTGGAAATGGATTAAAATAAACATTTGTTGCCATTATTATCCTACAAAAATCTCACTAGGCAAACTACTCATTATGTACATTTCTTCTTCTATCTTATGAATTTCATCAAGTGCTTCTTGCATGATTCTAGGACCATCAAGTGTAACTCCGCCAGGCATTTGAATGCCAGCAAACTTACTTAGGTTGGAACCCCATTGATATTTGATTTTTGCGGTTGCATACTGTTTCAACCAACGGTCATTCCATACATCAGAAAGGCCAGTTTTAACTACTGAAACATTTGTTTTATTTGTAGAAATTGGACTATACAAACTTAATTCAGTCGGTGAAAAAATATGTCTAACTTGTTTTTCTTCACCACCAATAACAACTACATCATTTTCTAAAATCTCTTGGTCAAATGTTGTACCAGTACCAATCACAGTATTGGATGTGGTATTACAAGTAACTGTACCAGTCAATGTGATAGAATCTGGTTGTAATTTACGGTAACATTCAACAATAACATATTCACCCACTTCACGGTCACTCGACCAATCAATGTCCAAGAACAGTTTGTTTTGGTGGCGATTGAATCTAAATTGTGGTTTACCAGAGAACAACATATTCAATGTTGCAATATGTTGCATTGTAATTTCATATGAAACATAAGAAACAGATGTAAAGTCATACAAATCGTGCAAGCGTAATTGATAACGCAAGTCAAACATATTGATTGATGAATTAGAATCATCAAATGGAAATACATTAGTCACAAAAGTAACCGCATCTGGACAATAAATCCAACGGCGGTTAATATCTTCCGCAGTAATGCGGTGCTTCATATAAATCTTTTCTGTGCCATCAAAGTGGTAATCATTGAAGAATGCTAATGCATCATCAATACGGTCATCAACTTGGTCGTCATCAACATTAATTTCGATGACAGGAAAACCTAGTCTACGTAGGCAGTAAGTCTTAAACTCAGCTCTTGTGGTTGGTTTTGCCATTTTTTATCCTAAAGCAATTGAGAAAGCCAAGGATGATGGATCACTAACTGCAAATGTTGATACCGATGTTACACGGCCATTAGCCGCAACAGTAACAACACCATAGTGAGTTGTGTTTCCATAAGTTCCTGCAGTTACAGATACATTGGTAACATCGGTATTTGCTTGAGTAAATGCACCGTTAGCATAAATGCCAGCTGAAGTTGTTGCAGCTTCGTCTGCAAGAAAATATGCACCAGTTGCTGAACCAGTATTTGCTTGCCATTTACCAGCACTTTCAACCCACAATAGAGAAGAATTAGCAAATGTATTACCACGATTGATTTCAATACCAGCACTTTCAACTGGTGTTACTGATGTTGGTAACTCAGCGTTAAGTGTAATTAGGTTATCACCAACTAAAAGTTGTTGAGTGTTTGCGTATGTTGTTGTTCCACTAATTGTTAAATTGCCTGTAACAACTAAATCACCAGTAATTGTGCCACCTGCATTTGCACTAATAGAATTATTAGCTCTAGTGAAAGCCGCTGTTGCGGTATTAATTGCAGAGTTAGCAGTTAAGAAAGATGCGTTAGCATAATTACTTGCTGACAATGCATTAGTAATTGCCGTATTTGCTTGAGTAAACGCACCATTAGCATAGTTACTAGCAGAAAGTGCATTGTTAACAGCGGTGTTTGCTTGAGTAAATGATGCTGTAATAGAAGCATTTTGAGTTGCGTCAGTTGCTGTAGCTGCGTTAGCTGCAGCAAATGCAGCCGTAATATTTGCATTTGCAGTATTAACATATGAGAACAATAAACTTATGTTTGCATTTGCACTAGTAACATAAGTTTGAATTGTATTAGAAGAAACGAAGGCACCGTTTGCGTATACACCAGCAGAAGTTGCCGCTACAAAAGCTGTATTAGCTTGATTGAATGAAGCTTGAATTTGCGATGCGTTTGCAGATAAAGCACTTTCTCTGGCCAAAGGAAATCCACCAGCCGTAGTACCATCATGTATGACTAATGTGTTTTTGGAGGTATCTACTGTTGCTTCACCAACAGCACCCGTAAACGATGCTGTTTGAGCAGTAGTACCTCTTCTCCATTGTATTTGTGTAGCCATTTAAAATCCTTGAATTATCTCTTATTTATACTTACGCTAAGTAGCCAAAATCTTTAGTTAGAAGGTATCCTCTAGGTGTAATAGGGTCTACACGACAATCGTACATTACAGTTAAGTCTTCGCCAAATGCAGATGTTGTGGCATCTGTAAAGTTACCCCAATCTGTTGATATTGGAAAATAATCACCAAAAGAAGCATTACCTGTACCTGTGTTTGCTTTAACAAAGGCCGCATTTGCTTGAATGAAAGCCGAAGTGGCAGTATCATTGGCAGTTGTAGCAGTTGATTGAGCGGCTGATGCTGCACCTGCGGCAGAACTTGCTGTACCGTCCGCACTTGTTGCTGTAGCCTGTGCAGTATTAGCCACAGAGAAAGCTGCATTGGCCTGATTTCTCGCAAACGTATCAACTGATCCAGCAGAAATAGTGTTCGCAAAGGCAAAGGCTGCGTTCGCTTGATTTCTCGCAAACGTATCAGTTGTTCCACCACCTGCATTAGCAGTATATTGTTTTGAACCATCTGAGAACTGAATGAACCCTGTATTAGCTACAAAGTTGTTAGCATAGACTGTATTAGCGCCAGTAATATTACCAAAAGCGCCAGTGGTAATAAATGATGTGGCAGTAATATCACCTGTTACAGTACCACCAGTATTCGCATTTAGAGAATTGTTTGCTCTTGTATATGCGGCATTAGCTTGACTAAACGCAGCTGTAATATTAGTATTCTGTGTG